CCGGTAGGTTCTGGTAAGTCTGTTGCTTGTTGTGTTGAAGTCTTTCGTAGAAGCCTTGAGCAAAAGAAAAATCCTGAAGGTATCAGGAAAAGTCGATGGGCTGTTATTAGAAATACCAACCCACAGTTAAGAACAACCACCATAAAGACTTGGCTTGATTGGTTCCCAGAAGATGTCTGGGGGAAGTTCCATTGGTCAGTGCCATATACGCACCATGTCAAGAAGAATGATTTGGATATGGAGGTACTCTTCTTAGCTCTTGATAGACCTGAAGATGTTAAGAAACTTCTTTCTTTAGAGCTGACAGGGGTGTGGGTGAATGAGGCTAGGGAAATCCCCAAGAGTATTATTGATGCCTGTACGATGCGTGTAGGTCGTTATCCTTCCATGAGAGAGGGAGGCCCGAGTTGGTCTGGTGTCATAGCAGATACCAATGCTCCAGAGGAAGATCACTGGTGGCCTATCATGTCAGGAGAAGTTCCTATCCCAGATCATATTCCTAGAGAGCAAGCTAAGATGTTAGTAAAGCCTGATAATTGGGGCTTTTATATTCAGCCATCAGCAATGGAAGAAAAGCTGGATGAAAAGGGGGAAGTGTCAGACTACCAAATGAATAAGAAAGCAGAGAACTTTAAAAATATTTTAGATACTTATTATCCTAATTTAATTAGGGGAAAGACAAAGAGTTGGATTGATGTCTATGTAATGAACAGGCTTGGGAGTATACAGGATGGTAAGCCTGTGTATCCACAGTTTGTGGGTGAAACCCATATAGCTGAAGAAGAGATTCCTATTGCTATTGGTGTTCCTTTGTATGTTGGTATTGATTTTGGATTAACCCCTGCTGCGGTCTTTGGTCAGAAGGTTAGGGGTAGGTGGTTAATACAGAGTGAGATAGTAGCGATTGATATGGGTATAGTGAGGTTTGCAGAGCTTTGGAGACAGGAGATTGCAACTCGCTTTGTTGGATTGGATGTGAATATTATTGGCGATCCAGCAGGCGATTTTAGAGCACAGACAGATGAATCTACTCCCTTTCAAATATTAAGAGGGGCTGGATTACGAGCAGTTCCAGCCCCATCTAACAGTGTAGACCTAAGATTGGAGTCTGTATCTTCTCAGCTTACCAAGATGTCAGATGGTAAGTCTGGGTTTTTAATAGATAGGCGATGCCCTATGTTGATTAAGGGATTCCAAGGAGGGTATTCTTACAGGAGAATGCAAGTATCTGGAGAGCGTTATGATGATAAGCCTGAGAAGAATATGTATTCGCACATTCACGATGCTTTGCAGTATTTAATGCTAGGTGCTGGCGAGGGTAGGCAATTAATGTCTGGACAGAAACCCCTCTCTTCGTTTAATGCTAGAGCTGAATATGATTTATTTAAAAGAAAGCCTATAAAGAAGCAAAGCTTTTGGGCAAGATTAGGAGGTTAGTATGTGTATTTTTGGTGGTGGTAGTTCTGCACCAGTCAAAGATTTAGAAGCTGAAGAAGCTCAGAAAGCCCAAAAGGAGCAAGAGCAAAAAGAAAAGGCTTTAATAAAAAAGCAACAAACTGAAGCTTCGGTAGTTAGGTCTGCTCCTTTAGTTAGCACAACCCCTCCACCTGAAACACAAGCTTTCAAACCTGAAGAAGATTCAGAAATGATTAAGTCAAGAAAATCAAGTACACTGCTTCAAAGAAGAAAGAGCAGAAGAGGAAGGCGATCTTTAATTACTGGTCGTGGTGGTGGAATAGGGTATTATAAAGGGGAAGTATAATGCTGGATCCTATTGCAAAACAATATATGGCCAAGTATGAAAAAGCTAAAACGCTTAGAGATCATTTTGTCCCTCTCTTTGAAGAATGCTATGAATACTCAATGCCACAAAGAGAATCCTTTTATACGGAGTCTATAGGTCAAAGAAGAGATGAGAAAATATTTGACGAGACTGCTGTTGTAGGAGTACAAGAGTTTGCATCAAGACTGCAAGCTGGTCTTGTTCCTAACTTTGCACGATGGGCTGACTTTATTGCAGGATCAGAAGTACCCAAAGAACAAAGAGATGAAGTCAATAATGATTTGGATGAGGTGACAGAATATGTTTTTGAAGTGTTGCAAAATTCAAACTTTGGTCAAGAAGTCCATGAGTCGTTCATGGATTTGGCAGTGGGTACAGGCATCCTTCAAGTAAGTGAAGGTGATGCTGTTCAGCCTGTAAATTTTAGTGCCATTCCATTACCTCACGTTGTTCTTGACACTGGCCCAAATAATAAGATTGACCATGTTTTCCGAGAAAGAAATATTCCTTATGGTCATATTCCTTTACTTTACCCTAATAGTAGTCTTTCTCCACAGCTCTTAGATAAAGTAAGTAAAACTCCAGACGTTAAAACAAAAATACTAGAAGTAGTTTGTAGAGATTACACAGCTATTAATGAAGATGCTTTCTTAGATTACGTTATTGAGTGTGAGACTAGAAGTGTTATTAAATCTGAAAGATACAAAGGCATAGGTTCTAACCCTTTTGTTTGCTTTAGATGGGCTACTTGTGCAGGGGAAGTCTATGGAAGAGGCCCACTTATGAACGCCCTTTCTGCGATTAAGACTACCAATCTTACAGTACAACTTGTTCTTGAGAATGCACAGATGGCTATATCTGGCATTTATCAATTAGACGATGATGGGATTGTAAACCCAGATACGATTAGTCTAGTGCCAGGAACAGTCATACCTAAAGCCCCTAACTCCGCTGGGTTACAGCCAATCAGAGCAGCAGGGAATTTTGATGTAAGTCAATTTATTCTTAATGATATGCGTCTGAACATTAAGAGGGCTTTATACAATGAGATGCTTGGAGATCCTAACAAGACTCCGGCAACTGCAACAGAAATTGCAGAGCGTATGGCTGATTTGTCTAGGCAGATTGGGTCTGCTTTTGGTAGGTTGCAATCTGAATTAGTTCAGCCAGTGCTTCAAAGGGTGGTTCATATTCTAAAGAAGCAGGGAAGAATAGAGATTCCTACTGTAAATGGTAGGCAAGTTAAGGTTAGGTCTGTTTCTCCGTTAAGCCAAGCACAGGCAAGACAGGATATTAGTGCTACTTCTCAGTGGTTGCAGTTAGTTCAGCAAGGATTTGGCCCTGAGATTATGAATCTTCTTGTTAGTGGAGAAGAAGTTGCAGCTTATCTGGCTAAAAAGTTTGGGATTCCAGATGGTTTAATTCGTGATGCTAGCGAAAGAAAGCAAATTATGGAGATGATGCAACAAGCTCAAATGCAACAACAGCAACAGCAAATGATGCAACAACCAGAAGGAGAACAACTTGTCCCCCAATAGATACATTGGTATAGATGGGATGGAGAGAGCTAAAGACGAGGATCAAAAGATAAGTTTAAACATCCAGAGTTTGTTCTCTTCGCCTACAGGCAAAGAGGTCTTAAAGTATTTAAGACAAGTAACTATAGAAAGCGTAAACGGCCCAATGGTTACAGACGAATCTTTAAGGCATCACGAAGGTCAGCGTTATATTGTTGGCTTAATAGAGCGTAGAATTAATCATGCAATGAAGGTGAAATCAAATGGCTGAAGAAGAAGTTCAAACAGAAGAAACAAGTGCAACTCCTACAACTGTAGAAGAGTATTCCGTTCCTGAAAGACCTGAATGGCTACCTGAGAAGTTTAAAACTGAAAAAGATTTGGTTGAATCTTATCAAAGCTTAGAAAAAAAGATGGGGCAAAAGGAAGAGGATTTAAAAAAGACTTGGGAAGAAGATATGAATAAACTGGCTTATGAAAATAGACCAGATAAAAAAGGTGATTACATTCTTCCTGAGAACATTGACCAAACAATGGCTTCTGATAATCCTTTGTTAAATTGGTGGGTTGACCATTCTTTTGAAAACGGCTTTTCTCAAGAGGAGTTTGCTCAAGGAATTGAAATGTATGCTAAAGGTATTGAGGCAAATTTACCTAACACAACTCAAGAAGAGGAAAGGTTAGGGGATAACAGCAGTGAAAGGTTGCAAGCTGTTGAGCTGTTCGCTAATCAATTTTTCCCAGAGGATATGCAAAAGTCTGTAGAAAAAATTACAGAAACGGCTGATGGTGTTTTTGTATTGGAGCATATTATGGAACAACAGAAAACAAGTCAGAACATACAGACAGAGCCAGCAAATCGTATTACGCAAGAAGGTTTGGAAAGTATGCAAAAAGATCCAAGGTACTATAATCCAGCTAAAAGAGATGCTTCTTTTGTGGAAAAGGTTAACGAAGGATATCGTAAGCTTTATAATGGTCGTTAAAAAAGTAGGTAATTTAATACTAAAAAAAGCCAGTCTATCTGATATAGAGCCTATCGCTCACAACATGAGAATGTCTGATAGGCAAGAGTTAACTATGCTTAACATTGAGCCTATTCAAGCATTAACTTTCCCTTGGACTCAAAAAGGGACAGATACTTATACATTGTTTGCTCAGTCTATTCCTATTGCTATGATGGGTACAGGTTGGGATGGCTCTTTATTGAACCATGCTAAAGTCTGGATGCTTGGGACAAGGGAGATCCAAGACAATTATCTTTCTTTTTTAAAGGGTTCTAGGGATGTGGTAAAATTGTTACAGGGTTCTTATGACCTTATTTATAACTTTGTCCCTGTTTCTGATAGCGAGACGATTGAATGGTTATTATGGTGTGGATTTCATTTTGAAAGTGAGGTTGTTAAGATAAATAGTTACCCCTTTTTGAAATTTATTCGTTGCCATAACAGTAAAAATAG